CGCCATATCCCCCTTCCACAGCCCTTGCCGCTCTAAGCTTCCAGCGTCTCCGCCGGTGTCGAAAAATCCGTCGTGTCGAAGAAGTGTCGAAAGTCTTTCAGCGGGCCGAGTCTGATCACGTCTTGCAGGAAGTCCGGGGCGAGGTGCGCATACCGCATGGTCATGGTCAGCGACGAGTGCCCGAGAATCTTTTGCAGGGTCAGGATATTGCCGCCGTTCATCATGAAGTGCGAGGCGAATGTGTGGCGGAGCACGTGCGATTTCTGCCCACGGGGGAGGGTGACGCCGGACATTTTCACGGCGAAGTCGAAGCTGTCGCGGCAGTTGGAGAACTTGCCGTAGCGGCGCAGGTGCGAGTGCAGGCGTCGTTCCAGTTCTGGAGGTATCGGGACCGAGCGACGACGCTTTGACTTCGTGTTAACGAATTGCACCGCTCCATCCCGGACCCGATCCAGGGTCAGCCCTTGAGCTTCACCCCAGCGGCAACCGGTAGCCAGACAGACCAGGGCGACGGGTTCCACATGAGGCGTCTTGCAATGTTCCCGGAGGGCACGGAACAGCGTTTCTATCTGCTGGCGGGTCAGGTAGGTCAACTCACGATCTTGCAGCTTGATCGCCTTCACCTTGGCCAGCGGGTCTGGATAGTCGATTTCACCCAACTGGTGCAGTTCGTTGAACAGCGAACGCAGGTAGCCCAGTTCGTTGTTCAAGGTCTTGCCGCTGATGCCTGACGCAAGGCGTCTGGCCCGATACTCGGTGAAGATGTTCCCGGTTACCGCCGAGCCTATGGGGTCGCCCATGCGTTCCGCCATCTTGCGCAGCACCAGGGAACGACGGTCAGCATCCGTCAGGGCGTGGCCGTGGAGTAACGTCCAACGGGTCACCAACTCAGACAGGCGTCGACGATCCTTCGGCCTTGGTGTCCAGGCCGGGTTTTCAATGGTCCTTTGCCGCACGGTGGCTTCGAACCGCTGGGCTTCGCCCTTGGTCTTGAAACGCTTCCTGAAGCGCTTACCCTTGATCGGTTCAACGTCAGCCAGCCAGCGGCCATCCTCAAGCTTGGTGATCGCCATCAGATCGCGTATCCCCGCCGTAGATACCGATCACACATCAGCTTGTGTATGTGCCTTTCCAGATCGCGACGAGTCCAACCCTTGGCGAGATAGTGGTCTTCGATGACGTGCCAGAACTCCAATTTGCGGGCGGACTCAATCGCTTTTTTTGCGGGAATCCGCTCCCGCGCAATCAGGCTCACGAACTGGCCGAGGAACATCTCGCAGTTACGTCCGCTAAAGCCCTTGGCGGTCTTGTAATAGCGCCGATACTCAGCGCGCTCGATCAGCGGATCGCACTCAACTTGGACGCGGGCGTCCTGACTGATCAGGCTCCAGAAGGGATCGTAGACCGCCGACCGACTCAGCAACTTGAAGCTTTCACAGGCGTAGCCCCACAGCCCTTGCAGATGCGGGCAAAGCCCCTCATAGGTGCGACAGCCCATAACCTCCCCGGAGGCCATACGCGAGCCTTCGGAGAACTGTTGCACCACCGAGTGATGGAATCGGAATTCGATGCGCCAGACCGTCTCCAGGGGGTTATAGGCCGGGTCGCCATCGCCGAACGGATCCCCATTCAGGGTTGCCCACACGCTTTCCCAATAGTCGAGCTTGTCGGTGGCCCGAGCCTGGAGGGTCTTGTTATAGATCGACAGTTGCAGGCCGTTGGCCGAGCCGAACATGTACGTCTCGCCACGCCCGTAGACCGAAGCGTTGCCGTCGAATTCGATCCGCTCGATACCACTGATTTGTCGCACCCGACGCGAGCGACAATGCATGCGGTCCACCAGATCGCGAGGCGGTTTCCAGCCTTGTACGTCCAGGGCGATATGCACAGCGGCTTGGTTGGTTTCGCAATGACTCAGCACGGCTGCGGCCAAATCATCCAGCACGCCCTGGAGGATGCGCGGATCGGCGCCGTCGAGGGCGTGAGGCGATACCTCGATCTTGAGGTGCGAGCCGAGGGTATCGACCTTGATGTTGTGATTCTTGATCAGCAAGATCAGCCCCATTTCAGCGTTCTGCAGGCGGTACTGATACCCGGAGTCGCGACCGATCCGCCCCTTGGACCACTCGTAGCCGGCGAACTCGACCACATCCACCGAGAGGTCAAACAGCGCCATCACTTCCGGGCGCAACTTGCCGTTGTACAACTGCCGCACCGTGTCCACGCCGCAACGCAGGATGCGCACGCCTGACAGGTCGGTGAACGCCCCCGTTATGGAATCAACGAAGAGCCGTCCCTTGGGGGAGTCCAGCAGTTGTCCGTCGGGTTGCAACAGGAGGCGGTTTTGATGAATCGGTTTCACTTTCTTCATGGGCTTACCCAACAATGTCCATTAATGTCCAAAACACAGGGCGTTTATCTGACGTGTTACAGGGGCGTCGGCCGCGCCTTCGGCCTATCGCTCATGCCTTACGCTCCCGGCCGGCGGCGCGGCCCGCCCCTCATGGCGGCACCCCTACCGCCGCTAGCGCCGTCATCACCGTCCACCAGTGATGCAGCGCCCAGCCCATCGCCACCGGGACGAGGAATTCCCAATCGATCATTTGTGCCTCCAGGGGCGCGAGGCGTATTCGGAATCGGGGACGATGGTCAGCGGCGATTGGCCCCTGGCCGGTGCGTCTGCGGACGCGGCGACAGGCGCTGCCGGAACGACGCTGGCCACCGCGCCGGGCTGCCTCCCGGTACAGGTGACGGTCTGTTTCCAGTCCTCGTAGCGAAGCTCTACGACGCACTCGCCCTTGGGCGTCACCCGGTAGCCGGAGCCGATCAGTTGCCAACTGGTGAGTTCCAGGCGCCGGCCCGTGGGATCCTCCAGGGCGAACAGGTAGATATCGCCCCGCGACTGGCGGTAGGCGTGGGCAAGGATGGAGATCCGCCGATCGGCGAAGGGATGGGCGTTCAGATCAACAGGCGCAGCAGCAGGCCCATCAGGTACAAGCCCAGGAGGAAGAAAGCTATTCGCAGCAGGACGCGCTGGAGCAGCCACAGCAGCGGGCGCAGCAGGGGCTTGAGCAGGGTCGCCAGGAGCGTAGGCAGGTGTCGCAGCAGCCGGACCGCCAATCGTGCGCAGAGGCCCCATATACCAGACAAAGCCAATAGTGCCGGCCAGCAATGCCAGTAGAAGAACCAGCTTAGGCGACCGGAAGAGGCTCTTGCCGGCCTTGGTGTCTTGGGTCTTGCCGGTGGCCGTGGACTGGTAGAGGGCGAAGGTCTGCTTTCGGATCCGCTTGTATTCGATGATGGTGCCATCGGCGGGCGGACGGTTGAGTTGGGCGTCATGCTGGGCCTCCTTGTAGCGGCCAGGGATGCCGATCACCGCGAGATTGGAATGCTTGTAGGCCATCTCGCAGGTCATGCGGATGTCGTCGCGGATGTAGGAGATGTTCGGCGTGGTGAGGACAATGTCCCAGTTGAAATGCCGGTGCCGGGTCCAGGCGTCGAGCCAGCCCATGGGGCGGTCGGCCGCGTGGGCCGCTTCCGGTCCACCGGGGTAGTCGAAGCGCTCGAGGTCCTTTTCCCGCCAGGACTTGGGAAACAGCAGTTGGGTTTCGTCGAAGATCAGGAATGCCCCGCGGGGCGCCCACTGGAACCACGTGCGCATCTTTTCGAGGTCTTCCAGCGACTCCAGATCGAGGTTGATGATTTCCGCCGTGTTGGGCAGGTCCGGAAAGACCTGATAGGCCCGCTCCAGGGTGAAGCCGCGCACGTTGGTGATGATCACCCGCCCGTCTTTCAGCGCGGGCACGGCGTCATCCTGGATCGCGCCGGAGGTCTTGTAGGAGCCATTGGGGCCGTGGTGGATCTTGATCGACACGGATCACCTCCCAATGAACGGCACGAAACGCATGCAGAAGCGCGTCGCCGCCGCGACCATGATGATGTTCAGCGCCTGCGGCACGCCGAAGAAGGCCAGCCCCGCCGCAATCGGCCCCGGCAGCGCGGCGTACATGCTGCGGATCATCTGCGGCACGCCGAGGCTGTCGATCAGTTCGCGGGCGGCGGTGTAGCTGACATCGATCAGCAGGATCAGGGTCTGGAGCGCGGCGTACATCGACGCCTTGGTGGCGACCACCAGTCCGTCGCGCACGAAGTCATAGATGCCTTGGGCGAAGAAGTCCCAGATCCACTGGAAGAAGGCGATGATCTGATCGAGAAAACCGGAGAGCCATTCCATAGGGTCAGTCCTTCAGCAGAATGAGGGCGGCGATCAGCGCGGCCATTAGCAGCAGCGCCACGCGCAGGCTGGAGAGTTGGCCGGCGTAGTCGGAGATACAGAGGGAGTAGGACTTGCCCCAAATGGTCATGGACTCGCAGGGCAGTTGCCCGCCGCCTTCCGCCAGGTTGAGGTCGAAGGCACCCTTCATCTGGTCGACGTTGGCCTTCACCTTGGTCTTGAGTTCTTTCTTGGCTTCCTCGACCTTCTTTTCCCAGGTGGCGATGGCGTCATCCCAGGTGCCGGGCGTGGGCTCCTTGAGTTCGCCGCCGGGGCCTTCGGGGCCGGTGGAGCAGTTCTCTTTCGCCGGGTCGCAGGTGCCGTTGCCATCGCCGCCCGTGCCGCTGCCGTCACCGTCGCCGCTACCATCGCCCCCGCCGTTGCCGTCCCCTCCCCCGCTGCCGTCACCATTGCCGGTGCCGCCGTCATTGCCGCCGCCATTGTTGTTTCCACCGCCATTGCCATCGCCGCCGCCGTCACCGCCCGGCGTGGTCGGGTCGGTTGGATCCGTGGGATCGGTCGGGGTCTTGACGCAGGTAGTCCCCGACCACGACCAGCCGGGCGGGCAGCCGGGGTCGTTCGGGTCGGAAGGATCGGTGTTCGGAGTGTCGGGCGGGTTCAGCGAATCGCCGGTTTGGGAGAAGGTGTAAGAGTCGGCACCGCAGCTTTGGCCGGTGCCCTTGAGAATGTAGTTGCAGAAGCCCGTCGTGGTGGAGCCTTTGACCAGATAGCAACTGGCCGGGCTGGGATTGCCGCCATACTCACAGCTTTGATAGCAGGCGGTCGGGGCGCCGCCGTCACCGACATAGTTACGGCCTCCCGAGGTAACTACGGGCGAGTCCGGGCCCTTGGCCGGGAACAGTTCGCCTTCCTTACACTCCTTGGGCGGCGGCTCACAAATACCAGTGGAGGCATTGTAGGTATCATCAGCATTGGCACACTGATCCCCCTTTCTAAAAAGCTTCCAGCTAGCGCAGTCATCACAAGTATTAACAACACTAGGGTCTCTACGAGAAACATACACAACAGAACAATATGAATTATCCAACCCATTCATCTTGGGCGTGGCGCTTGTATAGTTCCAATCCGGAGACCTATCCGCAACAACCCGTGCTTTCTCGCATGCTTCGGCAGGAGTGCTAGAGCCACTGGAGGAGTACATAACAACCTCCCATATATAAGGGCCCGCAATAGCACTCCGAACAAAGAATAACGAAGGCAACAAGCACGCCGTAAGAAGCGTTACCCTCAGGACAGATATCAATGTCTTAATGCTCATTTATCTTTTCTCCGGGTAATAAAAAGCCCCGCCGGAAACTCCGGAGGGGCTTCCGCCTCGGTCTGTTCGGTTAGAAGAATTCGCCGGTCCGGTACCCGGTGATGAAGGCGCCGGCGAAGAACGCCCCCAACCACACCGACCAGAGCACCCGTTACGCCTTGCGCAACATGCTGTAGATCAGGCCGGCGACGGCCAGGATCACCAGGGCGCCGACGATGTAGCCGCCAATGGCCTTCATATCGCCCTGGCCATCGGTGATCGCCGATTCCACCGCGCTGGTGTCGATCACCCCGGCGAAGGCCGGCAGCGAGGTCGCGGCGGTGACGGAACCGGCGATGCACAGGTTGCGGAACGAGGCGACCGGGCTGAACTTGGCGATGCGTTGCTTCATTGCTTTCATGGTGTTTCCTCTCTACTTGGCTTTACGAAGAAGTGACGCGACCCAGCCAATCAAAAGCCCCGTCACGAACGATCCCAGGACGCCAGCGGCACCGATGCCGAAGGCTTCCGGGGAGAAACCACCGTTGACCAGGATGTCCACGTATCCAGCGGCCTCGGGCGGAATCAGGTAGGCCTGTTGCCATGCGAGTTCGCGACACGCCATGAAGCCCTCGGGGGTCGAGGTCCACGCGGTACACACCTGCACAGCGACAACGCCTGACATAGCGATCAGTCCTCAAACAGCCAGGGAGGCCGCCAGGCCGTCGATCCAGCCCCAGGCGTAGCCGGTGGCCAGACCTACCGCGAACAGCGAGAGATAGCGGAGCATCGCGGCCTCCTACGGCTTACGCCTTGGCGTCCGGGGACTTGTCTTGTTTGTCCTGGCCCTGCGGCTGCTGGGCCGGGCGCGGGGCTTGGGCCTGCGCTTGCGGGCGGGCCGGGGCTTGGGTGGTCGGCGCGGTCGGCTTGCCACTTACGGCCAGCAGATCCACAAGGACCTGGGTATTGGTGATCCGACCGAAACGGTCTTGGGTCGGGCGGACCACGCTGGCGAACTTGCAGAGCACCGGCTGACCTTCGAAGACGATGGCGTCCAGCAGGGTCGGCTCGATGTTGTATTCGCTGATCTCGAAGCCCTTGGCGTTGCCACGGGCACCTTCCGGGATCGGGGCGATGGATTGGACCGAGGCGTAGATTTCCCCGGTCTTGGTCGAGGTGTAGGTGTCGGTCTTGGTGACCCACAGTTCGACGACGCCGCCTTGGGTTGCAAACATGTTCATCGGTGTTTCTCCTTAATTCGCCTTTTTCGGCGTGAGTTGTCCCGCTGCTGCAAATTCGGCTGTTTCGCCTTCATTCAGCGGTGTTGGGTGAAAGTGATTTGTCGGGCAATCCCTTCGGGCCGGGCTCTATTCGCTAGCGAACCAAGCCAACCAGGGGTGTTCGTCTCGGCCCATTCGGGTAACGATCCCTATCGCAACGTCGTCTCCGACGGCCAAGAGGAACGCTTCCCCTTGGAACCCGCAGAGCAACACCAAGGGCTCTGCCCTTGTCATCCCGCTCTTGCCGCCGAGGGCTCGGGAGCGCGGGGCGGAGGAGCTGCCCCACACTCCCAAGCGGAGGCTGTTTCAGGGGGGAGGCGTTCAAGGGTGCGCTCCGCCCGTGCTTCCGTTCGCCGGAACGGTGAAGCTGTTCCGACGAGCCGGGAGCGCGGCCCTTGACCGGGTCGGCCACGGTGCGGGCGGCCTGGATCAGGCAGAGCAGGAGCAGCGCTTTCAGGGTGTCAGCGAGCATGGGTCAGCCCTCCAGGACACGCAGCAGGTCCTGCTGCTGGGGGTGAAAACTCACAGATTCTGGTTCCGCCAAGGCCCGCATCACATAACGGCCCCACTGCTCGGCCATCGCCTCGGCGATACCGATATAGGTCCGGCTACGGTCCTTCCAGCGGTCAGGGCCTGGCGCCATGTAATGCACAACCGGAGAACGTCCATCGACGATACGGGTCGGCTCCAGAAGCGGCAGGTTCTGCAACCAGAGGTGCGTTTCCTTGCGCTCGCCATGTCCGAACATCCAGGGCTGGATGATCTGGTCCGGCTTGCGAATATGGCTGGAGATCACAGACTTGGGATTCTCCAGTGCCTTGAATCGAATAGGCGCCGACAGCAGGGTACGAACGAACTCCAGGGCACGTGCCTGACGACCGTCAGCAATCTTCTCGGGAAACCAGCGGGCACCCGAGGTAGCCAGGTCAGTGCAGGGCGGGTGGGCAATCAGCAGATCCCACCCCCAGTCCAGCATTTCCAGGACATCCCCCTGGACGTGTTCCCCTTCGGTTTCCGAAGGCAGCAGATCGCAGCTCACGGCGTAAAAACCAACCCGGACCAGAGCATCGCGGACACGCCCGGAGAACTCGCAGGCAATCAGTGCGGTTGGCTGTCTCATAAGGCAGTCACTCCAGGACGAAAGGTTTGTGCAGTCGAACGCCGGGCGTGGGTTTCCCGCTGTCGTACACAACGTGCCAGTACTTCGGCGGACGCCGGGACGGGTCGTGTTTCGCGCAGAAGGAACGGGGACGGCAGAGCCAGCGGCCATCTTCCAGATAGGGCAGCCCAGGGGGCCGGCAGTCCGGACACGGCGACGGGCTGTGCAATGGGATGGCTTGCCTTGCGGACCAGCACACAGAGCAGGCGCAGTCCGGGGCGTGGGTTTGGCGCAGGTAGTAGGGGCTGGCGGTCATGGTTCATGCCCTCACCCCACGGATGCGGTAAACCTGGCGGGCGCGTTCGCGGGTCAGGCCGAAGGAGCGGCGGGCTTCCTCTTCGGTCGGGTAGACAGCAACCGACTCTTCGACCCAGCGCTGGCACTCCACGCGGGAACCGCCCTGATGGACACGATGCCAGCGACGTTGCCGGGTCGGGCCGTGGAAGGTGCACATCTCGACGAGGTAGCGCATGGTCAAAACTCCTCCTTTTCCATCAGCTGATGGGTGAAGAGCGCAACATTGACCATCACGTGCTTGCCGATCTTGTGCGCGGGGAGATAGCCCTTACGAATCCATCCACGGACGGTTTCGTGGTCTTCCCCCATGCCAATCCAGTTCGCGAAGTCCCGCCACGGCAACACCGGGGGCGCCGCGCGGAGGTCTTGAGCCTTGATTTCTTCCACTTCCATGGCCTTTGCTGCACTATGTTGGTCTATAGAGGACTATGGTCTTGGACTATGTCCATTGACTATGTGCAAACAATAGCTCTTGGACTATGTCGTGTACATAGTCCAAATAATGATTAATACCTATTGAATGAGCATCACAGATAGAGCTTTGCTATTGATTGGCCGTAGCAACCTAAGCGCCCTGACCAGAGCAGGCGCGACGGACTACAACCGATGGGTAAGCATCAAGCGAGGGAAGGCGCGAGTGGGAGCGGACGAGATTGAAATCCTCGGTAGCGTCTACCCTGCGTATCGATGGTGGCTTACCACAGGCGAAGTCATGCCGGAAATTGGACAAACAAGCCCTGACTACGACGAGGCCAACCGAAACTTGACCAGTCAAAGCGCGGGATAGCGATCACACAGGAAGTGGCTAGGCGCTGGTATGCCCGTAAGAATCAGGTCTTAATAGTTGAATGAATGTATTGCAAGTGCATCGAATGTTCTCGATGTGGAACGATACGAAACCAAGGGGAAAAGGGAGGTGGTAAGGAGTCTTTAATAATTAATATTCCTGCTGTGAATGGTAAGAATGCTAAGTTTGGTTAGTGATTATTTTGAATTCCTAATAAATAAATTCTAAGGGTTTAGTTTCGGGCTAGGGAGAACTGGTAAATGGACGACTATCAAAATCCGAAGCCGGGGAAGACGTATATAAGTCCTTCATTAAGTTCGTTCTCCCAGCCGGAGCGAAAAGTAAGGATTGCCACCAAGCTAATTGAACAGCCAGATTCTTATGCTTTCGCAGTTTTAAAGGGTGAAACAGTTCTAAGGCACAAGGAGGGTGCTAAAACATGCATAAAAGCGAAATTCTTCGAGGATGATCGAGGGATTTTTGTTCTAAATATACAAGGCTACACGATAGCCAGCATGAAGCCTCATAATGCGAGCTTTTCATTTGTAGGTAATGAAATTGAGAAGCTTGTAGAGTTTATAGAGCATATCCGCCAAGTTCCGCTAAGTGATTCGCGCTATAAAAAAATTACAGATGATGAAATTCGCAAGCTTATTTTGTCATCGTCTCAAGCGCACTCTATTATCCAGGGGAACGAAGATTTATTCATTGAAGTTTTACGTTCAGCCGTCACAAAAGAAGATGTAGTGGCTGTAGCTTATAGAAAGCGCCAACTTGAGGCTTTTAATAGGTTGCTCAAGGATGAGGATTATTTTGAAAGAGCAAAAACAAAAAAGAACTGTTCTGATGAGGCTGTGTGGCAGCGCTTTTTTGAAAAGAACCCATGGATATTTGGTTATGGTTTAAGCTATATACATCTTTCATCTCTAGATGATAAGAAGCTAGAGCAGGTAGTGCACGGTTATAGTGTCGCTGATCATGGTAAGCGATCAGATGCCTTACTTAAAACCAGAGGGGTGATCTCTAGCCTGTGCTTTGTTGAAATAAAGACACATAAAACAGAGCTTCTACAAAACAGAAGTTATAGGCCTGGCTGTTGGGCGCCATCACTACACTTGGCGGGAGGTGTTGCGCAAGTGCAAGGTACAGTGATGCTAGCAGTAGAATCCATAAGAGAGAAGCTTTCAATATTTGACGATAAAGGAGACCCTACCGGAGAAGAAATTTTTAACTATATGCCTAAGTCGTTTTTAGTGGTTGGTAATCTTGATGAATTTAGAACTGACAATGGAGTAAACAAGGATAAGTATAGATCTTTTGAACTTTTCAGAAGAAATACTTCTAGTCCTGAGATAATTACATTTGATGAGCTATACGAGAGGGCATGCTTTATTGTTGAACAACATGAGGTCTAGTTTTTGTGTCGAAAAAGTGTCGAAATCACTGACCAACAATGACCAATGAAGGCGACTTTGCCTGCTTGCAAGTAGTTGATTTTTCAGTAATTGTCCAGCATAGGCCAAATAATACCACCCTAAAAATAGGGTTCGACTCCCACTGCCTTC